AAGTCGAGATACAAAAACCTTTACCTTGCTTTCTTGATTTGAGAATTTTTCTCCTCCTACTAATATATTGTTTAGACCATTATTGATGTCTCGATCAAAAATCTCATATTTTTGAGGATTCATTAGCTCTGCAATTTTAGGAACTACGAATTCAGCTTTTGTAGTATAGTCAGCAATTAGAACTCTTCCCACAGATTCATTCTGAAAAAGTTCTTGCATAGCTTGTAAGTTGCGTTGATTGATGCCGCCTTTCTCGGGGTCCGTTCCCATAGTAACAAGAAGTATTGCTTGTTGCATACATCTTCCAATGGCCATATCCATTTTTTTAAGCTCGTCTTTAAAGCTTATATCTGCTAAAACGGGATATCCCATAGGTACAGCAAAAGGCTCATAATCTTGCTTCTTATAAAAAACGGCTACTATTTTATCTATATCCAATGGTATCTGTACAGCCGCACTTCTTGTTGTATCGATTTGTTTTTGAATATTCTTGGGGAGAGAATCAAATATCTGTTTATCCTCTTCTGTAGTACGCTGCTTTAATCTCTCAAGTTCATAATTGGTAACTAATTTATAATATACGGGATTATTGAAGGCTAAAGTCCCTGTCATTCTAATATCCGCAGGGTTTACGAGCATATAAGAACTTGGAAGTTTATTAGCTGAACTTAATGTAGACGATAAATTACTACCAAAAGTTTGTGTTATTTTGCTAACTTCTTGATTACTTAATGTAGCGTCAAATCTATATATAAATACATTACCTGATCTATAATATTCTCTAAAAAATTGATCTTGAAAATCCCAAATATTTAATTTATTAAATAAAGCCTCAAAAAAAGATCGAGATTTTTTACTTGCTCCCCTAAAATAAATATCTCCTAGAGAAAATTCTGTCATCAAATCTACAACATTTCTAAACTGAGAAAAATTATAGTAAGCTTTTTGACATAAAATTACAGCGTCTCTAACATCTAAACTTTTAGTGCTACTATCTCCATATTCGTAAGAATATTTAAATGGTACTAACCCATTAGAAATATTGGCATATTTATCAGTACGATTGATAGTCGCAGACTTATTACGTCGAGTGGTGGTATACCCAGTGTTAATATTTGCAGTAGATTCATAAGCCATAAAAGGAGTTGTATCTTCATCTATTTTCTTAGATGCTGTACTAGTCATCTTTTTAGCTGATTTTTTAGCGGGTTTTCTCCCAGTAGCAGATGTTTTTGCGGCTTTCTTAGGCTTACTCATAATTAATAAACTATTACACTTTTAACGGAACATTTGAGGTAAAAAGGTAGAATTTATTTCATTTTCATTTGTATTCTTACCGTCATTGTAACATTTAAGACCCCAATTAGCTAGCATTAAAGTAGTATAGTTGTCTTTTCGAGCTCTATGAGGAGAAGTGCTTCTTTTCAAATGTTGAGGTAAATCAAAGGTTTGAGTTCCTTTTGCTGTAGATTTTACCTCTACCAAGGCACATTGTTTTTTTGTAGAATAAATTAAAGTATCTTGTGTTTCTATAAATTCTCCAATATTATTTTCTTCAACTAACTTTAAATTAATATTATGATTGGATTGCTTGTCAAAAGCTGAACCATTGGCTGTTGTGCGTGAGGCAAACCATATTTTCTTGTGATCTATAGCAGCTTGAAGATGTTCGTTAGCTTTTCTTAAAAAATCACTAGTAAAATTTTGTTTAAAACAAATGCGGTGATCTGTTTTATTTAAGTCTCTTTTAAATCTTCTTATTTCTTTTAAATAATCAGCCCCATCCTTAGAAGCGTCAAAATCTATAAATTTAAGATTTATACCAGCATTAATAAAGTTTTCTGATTCATTGCAACTATCTAAAAATTGATATCCTGCATTATCAATGACTATTAGCTCTATATTAAAATTGGTGTATAAATAAAAAAGATAATTTATATGTTGTTTTAAATCTCCTCCCGCCACAGCATAGCTATGAACCAAAGTCCCTTCGCCCGTACTTTCGTCCACCTCTAACAATGACATCGCAAAAAAATCAGAGCTAGGACTATTAGAAAAAGACGGATCAATACCTAAAATATATCTACAATCTGATTTACCCCTTACTAAAGTGGTTGGACTCTCTCCATCAGGTATAGTACATAAATGCATTTTTTTAGCGCTAAAGTAAGAGTCTGAACCATCAGTAAATTGAGCGCAGTATTCCCTTAAGAAAGAAGAATGAGAAGCACCACCGTCTTGAGCTTCCTCAATTACTGTTTTATCTATCATTTCTTCTGGTAACGCTTCATAACCCATTTGAGAAATAAAATAATTTGCATCCCCACTCTCATCTGAATAAATTTTATTAGTCCACTCTTTATAAGTTTTATATAAATTTTCAAAAGTATAAGAAGCAGAAGAAAGGGCTATCATTTTAGAGTTATTTTCAAACTGCATTCTATCTTCCTCTTTCATTTTACCTCTTTTTATTAAATCATCTTCCATAGTCCTCACTTCTAATCTTTCTTTCATATTTTGAGGAGCCACTAAAAAAGGCATTAAAACAGTATTTATTAGCTCTTCTGGTAATAACAAAAACTCATCCAGCAAAAGAATATTAGCCCTAAAACCTCGAATTTTTTCACCGTTAAGAGGAATGGCGGTGATAGTGCCTCCATTTATAGACCATTCAAATTGATCATTTCTTTTGGATGGCTTGGCAGCGAATGCTTGCTGTAATAATTCAGCGCCCTTAGAAGTGACTATTTTTTCTAGATTATTAAAAATAAATCTTGCAGTACGAAAAGTAGGTCCCGCAATAAGAATCTTAGTGCCAGGATTAAATATACATTGCAGAAAACAAAAAATAGATGCTATAAAAGTTTTACCGCAGCCGCGCCCCCATACACACATGGAAAAATTTCTGTTCATCATTCCCTTCAGTGTTATTTCTTGAAAGGGAGCAAGCTTAATTCCTGAGATTAGTTCGGTAGTAATCCCCAAGTTAGAAGATAAAAATTTAGCCAAAGAAACTTTAGCCTCTTTATCTTCAAGTACACCTTCTAACTTCAACAACTCTTTGTTAATATCGGGCGTATCTTTTTTATATTTATCAGGGCAATACCACATTTTTACTCTATATCGTAAAACTGAGAATACAATCTTTGTTGTTCTTTTGGCATGTTTGGTTCAAAAACATAATAATAAGTAGCTAAAGATAATCTAAACCTGTCTTCAGGACACTCCAAAGGAATGGGGCATCCGTGATAAGATTCTTCATCGGTATTAAAAATAACCATTTTATTAAAGGTTGGCGGTATGTCTACTACCTTTTCGGTTTTATCTTTATTCCAAAGTTCTAAATTTCCATTCCACTCAGGTTTCCAATTTTTATTTAAAAAAAGTAAAACATTAATTTTTCTTACTAAATTTGTTTTTTTGTTGTAATTGAAATCTTTATGAATGTTTAATTTACCCCCTCGACCCGTGCAATGGATACCTCCTCCTGTATTTAAGGGGTCATCTATTATTCCTGAAATCCCAGTTATCTGTTTTAAGAAATATAAAAATTCAGTGGAATGAAGTTCCCATATGATTTTTTGAACTTCGAATGGCATTGCACTGGGGTCTTCTAACCATCGTTTATTAACTTGAAAATTGTAATCTTTCTGCTTCCACTCTAAATTCTCCATATTATTTTCTATGGAATTCAAGCACTCAGTTAAATCATCTTCATTAAAAAAATGATCTATAATTTTGTGCGGAAAAGGGCGTGAATTTTTATATCTATAATTATGTAGGTACATTATTGTTAAAGACTTTTTTTATCGTAGGCCAATTGTAAGTCAATTTTTTTATAAATACAATTACTAAAAAATATTTTTTCTATAACTCTAACTGATTCTTTTCTTCCTTTGACAAAAAGGAATTGTATGTGATCATATTTTTGTATCATTTCACGCACTTTATGAAATATAAATTCAGGAGTTACTTTTATTTTTTTAGAAATGTACGGAAGAAAGGGAAAAGCTAATGCATTAGTAAGAGTATCTTCTATTACTATGATTAGATTGGCGTCATTTTCCGCCGCCCTTTCTATTTCTCTACAAAATCTATCATAATTTTGGACACTGATAGTTGATATAAAATCTGCTAACGATTTTCTTTCTATATAGCAGTTGCAAGTCAGAGATTTTTCGCTTAAAGCGTAGTCTCCAAATTTCAAACCTTTTATTTCTGTGGGCAAGTTAAATTTTAAAGGTAATTGCTCACGAGTATCTACATATATTTTACAATCTTTTTCTTCGCTACTGATGGCTATATTTTGAGTTTTTTTATATTTATTTTTAAATCCTAAAGATTTACAAAGTTTGTAATAATCATTAAATTTTTTTTCAAATGATATTATAGATGGAAGTGCTAAACTACGAAGTTCTACTTGGCAAGGGGAATATATTAATCCTTTTTCTTCTTTTCTTTTGGTTAGTATTTTTTTTAAATATTCTTTAGCATCTTTTTCCGATAAATTATCTAACCATTTTAATAAGTTGGTTTTAGTGTTAAAGTCTGTCTTAAAATAGTATTCTTTAGATTTAAATTTTATAATTTTACCATCGTATAAATCATAACGAGGGCAATATTTTTGATAGTAAGCGGCTACCCGAAGATCGTGCTTTTTTAAATGAGAATGAAGCTTTCTCTCCGTTTCGAATTCTTGTCCACATACTTTACATTTAAAACTCATATTTAAATCTTTTTATATCTTCTTCGTAAAGTTTGTGTATAATCTCTTGATTTTTTTTTGTATAAAACTTTTTATAGTTAGGCTTGTTGTAAATTTTACCCTCTCTTTTTAAGGTAGTATTTTTGAGCTTGTTTTTCTTTAAAACCACATTAAAATTATTTTTTAATTTTTCAAATTTACAAATATAATCTAGTTTTATTTTTCCATTTAATTCAATCCACCTAACTTGAGGCATTATCCATCTTCCATTTAGTCGATTATTTAATATCCTATTGTTGTCAAAACGGGGGTCGTAAATTAAATCTTTTTGAGATTCAAGCCTTTCGATAAAACTTGAAAAAGCAGTCTTAAATTTTAAAAATAACTTTTGATCAGTAAAATCATTTTTTTTATTAGCAAGAAGTTCTCTTCCTTTGTTCCATGCTCTAATGCGGGCTGAAGCGCCCCTAGTTGAAAATTGACCCGTGTCAGCAAGGTACTGAAAATAAACAACTTCGGCATGAGACCATAAATACCAAGAAAGTAGTCTGTCCCAAGGATTTCTAACTATTGTAAATTTAAAATAATTTTTTATATCATAATGATTATCATATTCTTCAAGAGTTAAATGCTGTGCGGTTTCAGGCTTCCACCCATGATCAAATTTAAAATTAAAATATTTTTCAACACTTGTGCCACCCGTGCGAGGAATGTGTACAAAAATTATTTTTTTATCATGTAAAATCATTTTAATTTAAAACTTCATCTTCTGACAACCCCATGATCCTCGCTTTAATCTCATCCATTGAACTTAATTTTTTAACCTCTTCAGAAATAGATTCTTTTCGTAGTTGCGCTAAGTGGATCATCTTTTGTCTTGATTCTTCTGACTTCCACATTTCAACTAAATTGAGTATGCTGGCATTTTCTTTCAATTGATTTTTTAGCCTGTCACTTCTTTTTTCTTTTAAACTTTCTAAAAGTTTTTGTTGTCTATTTACAGATTGATGATATTCATTTTGTGCAGTATTTATAGCCTCAACTAAAGACATTGCTATTCGCCTTCCATCTGTATCATTGGCCGCGTCATCTAATAAATTTTGTAAATGCTCTACGCGGTGTTGAATGTTAGAAGCGATAACTACTTCTGAAGACAAAACAATGTATTGATCTACCTCTTCTTGAGTTAAATCATTTTTGTCACATGTATACCTTACAAAACTTGATTCAAAAAGTTCTCGTGTTCCTGTGGAATTATAACTATTAATTTGATGTATGAAGCGGTAAGTGTTCATATACCCCAATAAAGATTCTACGTTTTTCTTTTCTTTTGCTGTTAGCTTTTCTTTATCCCATTTTTCATAAATATATTTATTAATTTTTGATAGGGCCAAGCTAAAAGTAGAAGGAGGCTTATATTCGTCGTGGGTAATATTTATTTCTTCCGAAGAATCGTGGGAGGGGTCTATTTGTTTTATGTAATCTTCAACAACTTTAGCTTCTTTATTTAAATTAGTAATCTTTTCATTAGCAAAAATAACCCTCGCTATTTCTACGAAAGTCATCATTTTATAATTATTATCTATAAATTCTTTATGCTCATCTGTAAGCTCTATCTCTTTATGTTTATACTCTTGAGCCGCTCGGGCTTTAATACTTTGATCTGCTAAAAATGCTTTAACAGCTTTGCCCTCCTTGCTTCTTCCGTCTACTTTTTTATCTGGAAAGGCTAAGTTTATTAACTGTAATAAAGAAGGGGGGTTTTCAGGTCTAGAATTCCATTCCCGAATTATTGTTTCCTTTTGCTGATTAGATAAAATTATTTCTTCACTCATATTATATCTATTTCCCCTTTTTCTAAAACTTTTTTAACCTTTTCTATAATAGCTTTTTTAATATTTTTAATATGTTTATAACCAGGAAGCCTTCCTTCTTCTGAGCTTTTATAATTCATTATAGTAGCTACCTCTTCATCTGATTTATTTTCAATATATATTAATTGATAAACTGTTCTTTCTATTGGTTTGAGTCTGAGTAACATAGCTTCATGAAGTTTTTTTGTATTAGATTTAAAACTATTATTATTATAAGATAAATTTTTAGCCTCAACGAAATGATGATCCATAGAGACGGGTATTTTTAAATTTTGCGCGTCTTTTTTGTTCTTACTCCAATATTCATAAAGAGGACATCTTATACATTGCTTTTCGAATAAAGTGCAACCGTCTAGTTCTTCTGCCGCAGCGCATTTTAAACAAGGACGAGTAAAATTTCCGTAATTATTTCTTACTAAATTCTTAAGTTGATTAGAAATTATTCTATTTAGCCACGGCTTTAGAGGTTGTTTGGGGTCATAAAGTTTCCATTTTTTAAAAATATGTATTTTTATAATTTGAGAAACATCTTCAAAATCCATCCAAGCTAAAGACTGCAAGTTCCATTTAGATTTCCTTTTACGGATTTCCTCATCGATAACTTGTATACAATCTTCAAAATTTTTATGAGTATCGCTCAAACTATTGAGAGGAACGTGGTCTAATTGCGGAGCTTTCTTTTTTTAATTGCGCCAAAGTTTCTTCTGGCGAAAGGGGATTTTTTTCTCTTTCTGGAGCGTTTTTAGGAGGAGGAGAGGAGGAGTGCTGCTCCATTATACTGCCTAATGTAGGAGCTGGAGAATCAAAAGTTTCTAAACCGAATTCTAAACCGTTTAGATTTTCAAATGATACACGATTTTCTTCTACTTCCCGTGGTTCTTGTTTAGCATTAGAAGCTGGATGACTTACGCTACCCAAAGAAGCTCCGCAGCTTTGACAAAAGTTTGGCTTTTGCAAAGTATAGGCATGAGCGTGGCCACAGCTTTGGCAATATACCTTTAGATTACTCATGAAGTATATTACAGCAAAAAAATAAAAAAAACAAAATAAAAATAAATATTTTTATAAAAAGAGTGTAATGATAATCTCTTTTAGTGTAAGATATTACATGAAAAACTTGTGCCCCAAAAAAAACGCTCTTTTAAAAAAACTTAAAAAAATAGGAGACTTAAGTTTAATTAACTGTTCTCATAAAGACGATGATATTAGTGATAACTCTAGAAATATCAATCGTTTAGCTCGTGATTGTTTTGAAGCTTTAAGTAAGAGTGTTAATTAAAAAATTAATTTTAATTTTTTTGTTAAAAACTTAACTAACTCAGACCTCATTACATCCTCCTCATCAAATGAAAAAGTATTTATACCTTGAGATATACTTTCTTGATCTGTAAATAACTTGAACATTTTTTCAAACCCATGCTGCTTTTCCCCCTGTTTAATATCTGTTTGCATGGGATCAGCCAAAATAAAACATTTGCTACCTTCTCCCAATCTTGTTAATACAGTAGTGATTTCTTTTATAGTTGAGTTTTGAGCCTCGTCCAAAATAATACATTTAGCTTTCCAGTTCATTCCTCTTGCAAAATTAACTGGAAACATGCTTACTCTTCCTTCTTGCTCTAATTTTTCAACCCTAGTGGATTCTAACAACTCTTCTAGTTTATCTAAAAAAGGTAAATTAAAAAATCTTAATTTTTCTTCCGCTGAACCTGGTAAGTATCCCAAACTTTTGTCAGAAGATTCTACGGCTGAACGCAAATACATAATATCACTTATACTCTTCATGTTAAGTAACTGAAGAGCGCAGTAAGTAGATAAAAGAGTCTTTGAAGTTCCAGCGGGGCCATTAACTAAAACAATTTTAGTGTCAGGATGTAAAGCAATTTTAAAGAACTCCTTTTGTTTTTTTGTCCAAGGAAATTGCTTTAACTTAATTTGTCTTTTAATAGGGTTTTCAGGAGAAAAATTTTCAGCTAAAGAATCATTGATTTCTTCTGCTATTTCTTTTTTTATACTCGTTCTACTAGAACGAGTTTTTTTCGAACTTGCCATTTGTTATTATTACACTAAAAAACTATTCCGCATCAAAGAAAAACATATGAAATAATCTAGAGTCTAGTTTATTGCTACCAAAATATTGAGTAGCTGCGTGAACAAGTTTGGCGTCCCATATCGCCATTCGATTATATACATTACCCACCGTATCTACTAACTCCCACGGAGTTTTATCGTAAAAATTTCCCTGAAACATATCCCAGTAAAGTTCTTCATGAGATTTATTAAATTTTTTACAATCAGCATCGGTGGGATATTTTCTCAAACCATTACCTTTGTGTTTAAAAAAGCTTGTGCCACATTCAGCAGGTGCATTGGGAGTAAGGAAAACAACTGCTGCATATGTTTGACCATCAGTGTGATAAACCAATTGGTCTTCGGCTGTACAAAATTGAAAAACTCCGTTATGAGGTTGATTATCCCAACCTGTTATTTTTTTATTTAATGTATCCTCTAAAAATTCACGAGTGCCCTCAAAAAAGGTTTTTTGCTTGGTTCTTTGCCCCTTATGGTATTCTTTATTATGTTGAAAATCTAAACCAAGAGCGTACTCCCTAACTTCATCTGGGTTAGAATAAAAATTATCTACAGCAATAATACTAGGATGAACATTTTGTATTTTAGTATTAGGCTTTTTTCTTTTGAAGTAAGGATTAGGGACGGTTGCTATTTCATGTAATGAATTTAAAAATACACAAGAAAATTTTACATCTTTAATTTCTTCCTCTGACTCAAAAGATATTTCAAAGCCTATTGATTCGCCTTTGAAATTGATATCTGATTTAATTTTATTGTGATAAATTTTATAGACATCATTTCTATTGTGAAAAATCCCACTTATTATTTCAGTATCATTATATTTAATATATATATTTTCAATCTCTTCTTCTTCGTGAAAAATCCAGCCCTTTAAAGTAAAAAGCTTTCCCTTTTTAAGAAATTTATCTATATAAAATTTTACAGAAGGATGTAATGTATCATGCATATGAAGCGATGGTTTTTTTAATTCCGCGTTTAAAAGTATGAGAAGGTTTCCAAAATAGCTCTGAACGAATTTTACGAGCGTTAATAGCGTACCTAAGATCATGTCCCAATCTATCTTCTACAAATTCTATTGCTGTAGAAAATTCAACATTCAACTCATTACATATTGCCTCTATAACTTGCATATTTGTTTTTTCGCAGTTAGAACCTACGTTATAAGTTTCCCCCGTTTTTCCTTGGGTTAAAATTTTCCATACAGCGCTACAGTGATCTTCCACATAAATCCAATCTCTTACGTTTGAACCTTGACCGTAAACAGGAATTTTTTTGCCTTCTTTTAAACTGTTTAAAATTGTTGGAATAAACTTTTCTTTATGTTGATTGGGGCCATAATTATTAGAGCAGTTAGAAATTGTAATAGGCAAATTAAAAGTGTGATAAAAAACTCTAGTTAAATGATCTGAAGCCGCCTTAGATGCTGAATATGGGTTTCTAGGATCATACGGAGTACTTTCTTTAAATTTACCAGTTTCCCCAAGGCTTCCATATACTTCGTCGGTTGAAATATGATGAAATCTTTTTACCTTATTAGCAAGAGCAGATTTAAGTAAATTATGAGTTCCCATAACATTTGTCTCTAAGAAAATGTTAGGATTTTTAATGGAATTATCTACATGACTTTCTGCCGCAAAATGGACAACATGAGTGGGTGCGTATCTTTTAAATACATCATTTACCTGCGGCCCCCTTGTTATGTCTAAGTGCCTAAAACGGTATTTTGGATTAGAGATAAATTCTTCGCAATTCTTTTCATTAGCAGCGTAGGACAAGCAATCTACATTTAAAAGGCTTTCAATTTCTCCACGATTTTCTAAAACATATTTAATAAAATTAGAGCCTATAAAACCTGCTCCACCTGTTACTAATAATTTCATTGATTAGATATTTATACTATTTTTTTGAAATCGTTGCAATGCTTTAATTATTTTATTGTGATGTTGGCATTTTTATTTACAGTTTTTTTAATATTTTATTATATAATTAGAGCATACACCATAGCAATTTTTAATATCATGATTTTTTATTTCAGGTTTTACCGCAATGCTATTTGGGGGCGGGATCACATGCGGATGTGACCAAATTATACCTTTGCTCGTTAAAGTACAATTATCATTTTCATGCCAAAAGCAATGAATTCCGTCTTCTAGCATTTTTTGTAAAGCCTCAAGATTTTTTGCATGACACCACAAATTTTTATCCTTAAGTAAAGAAGCGTTAACATGATGCATTGGTTCATCATGGCCAAGGTGATATCCCCCTTCTTTTAGCCACACATCAACTTCACAATCCAAACCCATTTTTAGGACTTCTTGAATACGAGTAGGATGATTTTCTAAATCGCTACTACCATCAAGATTACCTCTATGAGATATCAATAGCATTTTTTAAACCTTTGCCTCCATACCATTCGTACCCTTTTTGTTTTCCCCAAAAATCCGTAGAATTATCCTCAAATGTTTTCCAACCAATTTGTTGAGGGTTCATAAAAACAGCATTATCACTAAAATTATCAAATTTTTTTTCGTACAAATTACTCAATCCATTTGTAGAATAATCCCACTCACTTTTATTCCACCAATTCAGAAGGTAGTCTGTTTTACCGTACATCAACAAATCTCCAATGATTTTTTTATCTAAATCGGTTTGTTCGGTAACGAGTAAATTATGTTTAAAAATATCTTTATTTTCTATATAATCATAAGCTCTATTTTTTAAAGTAAATTCACAATTATTTAATTGGCAAATTTCAAAACCTTTTATACAAAAATATGGATGACCTCTTCCTAATTCATTTTCTTTTATGTCAGTTATCCAAAATATTTCATTGCACTTATCGGTGATATATTTAGGCGGTTTGATTCCGTGTCCAGAGAGAACGATAAAAAAATCTTGTTCCAAATCTAAATATTTTTTTAAAGCATTTTGTACCCAATGAAATTTATATTCTTCATTAGGTCTAACAAATATATGAGATAAAAGTAGCCCCGTCATTAAAAATCGTATTTAAATAATTCTAAATCTTTTTTATAAAAATTTTCTATAATTTTTTTAGTATCATCATTATATTCTTGAGTATAATCATGATTCTTTTTAACAGTTTCTCGTGCTTTACCTATTTTTTTAAACTCTTCGAAGTCTAAACCTAAATGATCGTATACTTGTTTTAGTTCAGTATTTAATTGCTCGAATTTTACAACTTTATTTATAGCAATTTTATCATTTATACATATAAATTCATTTTGATTTACGAAATGAACATCTTTAGACCATTTCGAATCTACAAAAGTTTTACAAAAATTTTCAAAAGATTGCCCTTCAGGAATTGAGATTGGGTGATTTAATCTGGATAAATTTCTATTCTGACTAAAATCTCTATACCCCGACAAAAATCTATCAAAAGGATTCCTTACCACAGCAAATGAAAAATAATCTTCTAAATTTTTTTTATCTTTTAATGATGATAATTTTAAATGGTGAAGATCAGGTAATGGATCATTTCTGTCAGAAACAGCGAAAATGTTTTTAAAGGAAAGGTGAATAGAAGTCCCAGCAGTTTTGGGTACGTGCATAAATATAAATTTTTTTTCTTCGCAAATGAACATTTTAAAGTACTTCTCTAAAATTATTGCGATAGACTATCTTTTTATGAGCCCATTTACATATATAATTTTTCATTTTATTTATATCAACTTTTAACACTTTAGTTTCAAATATTATTTTATTATCATAAGATATAAGTAGATTTTTATTTAAGTCAGCAAAATAACAAGGGTAACGAGGAACGTTTTCGTAAATTAGTCTATCTTCAAGAAAATATAAAATGGCCTTACATAAAATAGTTTCGGCACAATGTTCAAATTGTACAAAATCGGGCTGTAATTTTCTTTTCCCGTCATACATATCTAATAAAAATTTATATGCCTGAATAAGAACTGAAGTTTTTGCTACGAAAATATGATCTCCCATATGATGAGTAAATTCGCCCCACGGTTTGTAAAATATATTCCCGCATACTAATTTATTATCATCACGTAAAAATTCAGAAATTAATGGTTGTAAATTTTCATAACCCTCGTCAGACCTAACTTTAATTGTATATTTAGTCTTTACCTTCTTTAATCCTTGATAAGTGGTATATAATGCATAATAAAAAGTACTATCTTTTAAAACACCCTGTGTAGATTCTAAATCAGGTAGTGGAGATTTTATTATTAAAGTATCTTTATCATTTTCTATTTTCTCTGTAGAGTCGCCGTCGTAACAACTAACCACTACTGCATTTCGCATGATTCCAATTTTTTTATAAAATTTTATATAATCACGACAATCACTATCAGCCTTTTGAGGCCCTTGAATCAGCACAGAAAAATCCGAATTCATTTTATTTAAAAGATGAGGACACCCTTGTCATATGTCTCCCCCCATCAAAAGAAGACTCTTTCAATTTTTTTATGATATGTTTTAAAGAATTTAAATCAGTATATTTTTGGGGTATACTAAAGAAGTTGGCGCAGTTATGCCTTCTTGCCATTTCCGCTGTGTATTCATCGGTTACCAAGGCAGCCCTAACATTTTCTTGTTTGTTGGCTAAAATATTTACACCTTGACCTGTTCTGCAAAAACCCAAAACAAAATCACAAATTTTAGAATTTAAAGAGTCAACGCTTTGAAGGACGTAAGGATTATAGTCTGCATCTTTTTCTAAAAAAGTTCCAAAATCAATATATTTGATTCCCATTTCATTTAAGATTAATTTCGCCTCTTCTTTGCGCTCATATCCCGAGTGATCTGAGCAAAGGCCCACTGGTTTTTCTCCAAATTCAAAAGCTACTTTTTCTACGAAAAATTCTAGCTCTTCAGGAGTGCCTAATACGTGCATCTTTTTAACTTTTTCTATACCCACTTTTAGGCCATCTCTAATTAAAAGATTATACATTGGGCAGATATAAAACTCATCTTTAGTTCTAATATTCTTATTTACAAGCTCTTCTGCATAATCAACAAACATTTTGCCCGTTTTATAATAATAAACACCAACTGCCGCGTCCGAACTTATAACTTGCTTCTCTGCGGTTTTGGTAGCGTAACCATTTTTGTCTAAAGCCACATAACTATGTGCAGGGCTATTCGCTTTAAAAGTTAAAATTAAACCATCTAATTCTTCACTAATATTGTCTGGATTAAAAGGGTCTTGAAAATAAACGTCGGGTGTATAAATAATTAAAGGTAAATCATTATTGATATACTCTTTGGCTAATAAGCAGGTAGATACAGAGCCATCCGTGTCGTGATCTATGACTACTATATTAACATCTTTACCAAACTTTTTCTTTAATATTTCATCGATAGAAAAATTATTGATATGTTCTAATCTAACTGCAAAAGTAATATTACACTGAGAAGTGTTAAAAGATTCCATCGCCCAATCTATTACCTGTTTTGTTTTTGCCATGATAAGTGGCTTGGGCATTTTGTAACCACCATCTAAAAAACGTTGAGCTTTTCCAGCTATGGGCAATAATAAGTTATATTTCATTTTTTAATTAAATAATTAGAAACCTCATTTGATGTTTCTAAAGTTGCCTTTTCTAAGGAATAATTATACATTTTTTTTAAAAAAAAGCTAGCGAAAATATCTCCCGCGCCGTTTACATTTAAATTTTTTATAGGAGATGTATGCCCTTCAAAAACAATTTTTCTATTAATTATAACTTCGCATCCATTTTCATCATGAAATACTATCGGAGTTTTTACTTTTATATTTTTATATAATTTTTTTCTTTCTCTAGAGTCAAAAATAATTTTAGCTTTACGCATATATTTTTCGTAAGCTTTTCTGTTGGTTTCAGTGCAAAAATCTAAACTAACATTTATTTTTTGAAAATCTATTGCATTTATATTTTCAATATCATCTATGTAAGCAATATGTAGCCAATCTATATTATCATAATTTATTGAGACATTTTTAAATTTTTTTTTACCGTAAGTCAGAGAAGTTCTTGAAGATTTATTTAATTCACTCAATATTATTGCTCTTTTACTACCGCAAAAATAATTATGATACTTTACGCTTTCTAAAGGATTTTTAGATATATTAGAGATTCCACCTATTGAATCGCATTGTTGTAATACGAAATTAGTTGTGCCTAAATTTAATTCGTCCACCTCATAAATAGAATCGAAATATTTTAAACCAAATAATCCTAAGTTAAAATTTTTCTTCATTATCTAAAGATTGGAATTTTGTTAGATTATCTTTATGAGGGATTAAACCGCTATCATGCAACTTGTAAAAAAGTTCCATAATTACATTTTTGCCGCCGTTAGAATTTAAACATATAATGTCGCCATCAGTATCTTTTAATTCTCTACATGCGTCAGCGGGACAATAAGAATAACCCACTGATTTTAATAAGTCTAAGTCAAATAGATCATCTCCAATGGCAACCATTTCATCCGTAGTGCAATCATATGTCTTTGAAAAATCTTTTAAAAAATCTATTTTATTTTTACCTCTCGAATAATAAAAATCTATATTCCTATTTTTAGCTACAGCTTCGTTTACATTATTATCGCCAGACAAAAAGCAAACTTTTACCCCTCTAGATACTAACCTTTTGATAGCTGTAAAGTCTTTGTCACAAAAAGTCTTGTAAATCCCGTTGCCAGAATTATCGTAATATTTAGAACCGTCAGTTAAAACGCCGTCTACATCTAATATAACTAATTTTATCAAATTAAAATTCTCCCCTTATACTTTTATCCACAGAATAAGTTTCATGTAATTCAGTCAACTCTTTACTATATTCTGAATAATTCCATTTACCTTTAACAATAGCAGTGGCAACATAAGGATAAACTGAAGAGTCCCAATGACCCAAGCCCCTTTTGGGTTCATTATTATAATAATATAAATTTTTATGTCCCATAATTCTTGATAAAATATGAGCCTTGGGTTCAAATTCATGAACTTTATTTATATTGCAATTTTCGTAAAGTTTCAATAATGATTTTAATTTTACCAAACAGGGCTGTACTGAAAAATAAGAATCACCGTTTTTAGGTAAATGATATAAACATTTTTCTCCTTTGTATTTTTTTTCTGAGAAATTTAAGTTACCGCCTTTTATAAGCTTAATGTAATCAATAGAGTCTTCTTTCATTAAGTTAATTTTAGAAGAGATAAAATTTAAATCAGGCTCTGCATACAAAGGCATATCTTCATGATGAAAAATTGCATATTCTTCTTTTATATTTTTTAAACACGAGGCAACTCTTTTATTATAACTCAAAGAATCTTCGTATTGTATAAGTTGCCAATTTTCTGGAATACAATCACTTTTTTCATTAGAGAAAACATAACGTGAGATATTATTAGGAAAATATTTATCGACTTGTCCGAAGAACATTGGCCACACATCGCTATAACTGATGTGCGAATACATAATGATGCCATAGTTGTTCACAAATCTTTGGTTATATCTACGAGTGTTAAAGGGATTTTATGGATGTGAAAATGCCATTTATAAAGTTTGTGATTGTCTATGCATAAGTGTCGAGGCCATTTCAATAAATTTTTACTTTGATTATTTTTTTCTTTTAGCATTTCATTACTGAATTCTTCTTCAGCATTACTCTCTACCCAACCATTTAAGCAGGAATTTACATAATCACTATTTTTTTGATAATAGTCAAACATAAAATCATATAAGTTTCCAACGATTGTCATGTTACAACTATTAGAATAAAACCAATGATCAGGTATACCATGATTAAATTGATCCCAAAATGCACAATGTAAATTGTTCATGTCCGAATCTAATAGTAAATTAAAGTTGGTTGCATAATATTTTTGAGGACAATGTTTGCCACGGGTTCCTAAATCAAACCTAGCTAGTATGGTGCAATCATATTGAAAATCGTTTTCAGTTTCAAAATTATTTTTAATATCTATGACTTTTTTTCTAGAATATAAAAAGCTTAAAGTTCTCGATATTACGTTATTTTTTAAATCTCCAAGTGAATTTCTATTTATCCCTTCATCAAACCACTCTTGATTTTTGCATATTTCTTGTCTTGAAAAATCTATTTGTTCTTCAAAGATTTTATCCTTTGTTAAGCTACCATAAAGATTATTATACTCTTGTATATTTTTTGTGTCCCAGCTATGAGTAAAAATATCTACTTGGTTATTAAGTAATATTTTTTTATTAATATACTCAAATGCGTGATGGAAAGCTGATAGTCCACCAGAGTTTTCCATATACCCGTGTAGACACAAGGCTATTTTCATTTGTTGAAAATTGTAAATTCGGTTAGGTCTCTGTAGTCTGGTTCTTCTACTTGATCCTCTGCATGTTTAGGGTATACCCCAAGTAGCATCATTCCTCTAGCTGCCCATTCTGGGGTAATATATGAATTATAGCCCATGAACTCAGGGTCATCTTCATAATAAGAAGTTTTTTCGTGTCTACCAGACCATCTAAGTTTTTTTAAGGCTTCGTAAGCTTCAGTGCTATCAGTTAAAACCATACCACCTTTACCAATCTTTAAAGGTTTTTTAATACCAAAAGATAAGCACATTAAAGTATCTTTTATGTACATACCAGAAGTTAATCTTTTAGCTGCATCATAAATAGGGTAAGGTTTAAGTTGGTAAATACCTTTCCATTTTGTATCTTCAAAAACAAGTTTACCCCCCGACTGCTTTATGGATTGAGGTACTGATATATATGTTCTTTTAGGTATTGTTACTTCATCCACTTTAAGGTAGTCACAACACATTCTTATTGCGTTAGTGCAGTTATCACAAGAAACTGCGTATTTAGCTCCCGTATATTCAGCCATGTTCTCTTCGAACATTTCTACTACTTTTTGAGGATTATTCATTTTCTAAAATAACACATTCAAACTTTTTCTTCCAACCTAAAGACAAGAAAGTATTTATGCTGGCCTCATTACCCTTTTTAGCTTGAGCCCTCATTTTAGTTTCTGGAAAAAAATCTATTAAACATTTTAACATTTTTTTTGCTACTCCTTTTTTTCTATGTTCTGGGGAAACAGCTAATCTGACATCACCTCTTACATGTCCAATAAATCCGATTCTTTCTCCGCTTTCGCCAAAAGCTATTAAATGATTTTCCCCATGTTTGCTCATAAATAATTCATGCTCTTTAGTGGTAATCTCTTCATTAGAAAAGAAACCGTCTGAACATTGATTTCTTAACAATCTTATAAAATCCCAATCTTTATTTTCAGATTTTTTTATTACTAATTCCATATATCCACTTCGTTCGATAGAGTTCGGTGATTCCAATACATATTTAAGTATCCTCTATAGTAACAGCCCTTGAGATTCAAGTGGTAACCTAATGATGAACCAATGTCTATGTATTGATTATTATCATAATTTTTAAATAATTCATATATCATATAATTACTTAACGTAGCGGCAGCAAACAAGAATACATGATCTTTAATATTATTTTCTTCTACCCAATTCTTAGCTTCTTCTACTAGACCATAATTGTTTACCATGCAATTAGTGCCACATTTAAAATCTTTTACTACCTCAAATGGCAGATTAGTAAAGTCTGCATTCTCATTACAGATCATCACTATTTTTTTATTAGAAAATTCTGGCAAGATTTCCGTCACAAATCTATGATAATTTGCATTTATCATTAAATTAGAAAAGGACAAGTGGTCATCGTCGCCTTCTCCATATAGCTCGGTACAAAATTTCCAAGACACATCGCCATAAGATGCGTTTTGTGCAGGTATGCCTTTAAAATAATTTTCTTTTCTGAACTTAAAAGCTTCTACTAATTTTTGATGAAAAAAGGTATGCTTCTCTGGATAAAACTCTTTTTGTTCTTCTGGTAAATATTGACCATTAAACCTTGTATCGTCTCCATGCAAATCACCTTGTATAAAGTAGCTGTCAGCTAAAACCACTACATTATTTTGTAAGACTGTTACTTCGCCATCTGAAAATCGAGAAAAAGCAAAAGGAGTCTTATTGACTATTAAATCTTTTATTTTATCAAATTCTTTTGTAAAGTCTTTCATGAGTAGTTTTTCTGTGCCCAAGAATAAATTCTGGATAGCGACTCTTCTAAATCTATATCCAAACTGTAGTCTAATTCATTTTTAATTTTATCGACTGAAGGACACCTTCTTTTTGGTTCATGTTTATAAACAATGGGTCTTTCTACTAATTCTACTATATCTTTTTTGCCACATACTTTTTCAACAAGTTTAGCCAATTCTATCATTGAAATTTCGTTTTCTGGATTACCAATGTGGTAAAGAATATCTTTTCCTTTCGTTAAAACCTTTATGCAGCCCGCCATAAAATCCCCGTACCAACAGAATGTCCTTGTCTGAGTACCAGGAGCATAAACATTAATTTTTTCCTCTCTAATGCATTTAGACATGAAGTTTGGTATTACTCTTTTGTCGTGCTGTCTAAAATAACCTACTACATTAAATGGCCTTACTATTTTGCAATCTAAATTAAATTGATCCCTAAAAACATAAGATAAAGTTTCTATGTACATTTTAGTTACATCGTAACACGATCTTTTATCTAGGGTCTTAACTGATGGCGTGTAGGACTCATCCGTAGGTATAAACTCCGCAGGAGGAGTACCCAATACCTCAGAAGAAGAGAAATTTAGGATTCTAGAATTATGCTGTAAAGCTAGCTCTAATAAATTTTTAGTTCCCACAGTGGAGACCTCCATAGTCTCAATCGGAAACCTTTCATAAAAATAAGGACTTGCACATCCACTACAATTAATTATGAAATCAATTTTTTCTTTATGAAGTTTTAAACTTAAATCTGTAATTAAGTCATGATCAATATTAATTAAGTTTTGATCTTCAAGATGTTTGTCGTTTTGTCTTCCTAAATAATTGTCTACAGAGATAATTTTACATGGATAAGAGAATTTTTCTCCATTGAGGTACAAAAAGTATTTAACAAATAAAGAGCCTAAAAATCCAGCGCCTCCGCAGACAAGCACAGTTTTACCCTCAAAGTCATAACAGTTATATTCTGTTTTTTTGTAAACTTCTTCGAAATCTCTTATAAAGTTTTTTTCTAATTGCATTTTATATATTCTTTGAAATCATTTTTATCATCATAAAACCAAGTGCTAGCTTCGGCAAGGTCTCTTTCAATATCTAGCTTTAAATTTTCCCACCGTGGGCCCTTGGGGTCAGTCACTACCATATCCGAGGGAATAGTTGATAAAGACCTAAGTTTATCACCATCTTTAATTAATTCCCTCCATTGTTCCACTCTTTCTTCTAAAGTGCCTTGTGGTGGATTTCCTTTACAAAACACGCCTGAAAGACCTACGTGCATAGACCTACATTGATCTGGCTTTAAAGCGAATAAATTATTATCAAGCATCATCCTTTCAAGCGAACCGTCGTGATGAGTATGCTCGTGAGGAGCTATTCTCAAATTATTAAATCTAATCATATTAAACTTTATAGGATCAGAGAAAAATAATTCATTTTCAAGATAAGGACTAATATAGTTGTCTATAGCTTTTACTGAAATGCAAGATGGAGAGGTTAGTTGATAATCTCCAATTAATATATCTCCACGACCATTCATTTCGGCCTCGGCTCTTCTTTTGTGAGCTATGGCAAATATCCTATCATATTTAGATAAATACTCTTCATAACACACTCTATTAAATCTTAAATAATCTTCAGTGGGAATCATGTCCTCTTCGCCCACTATTACGAACTCGTCTGCTTCAGCCGCAGACATAGGATATAAACTTAAAATATTGTGGAATCCCGTGATTGGACAATCAATCTTCTGCTTAACGTAAAGCTTGGTATCTACGTTTGGATTTCTTTTTTTAAAGTCTTCGATTACTTTATTTTCTTCGGGGTCATAGCCTTCTTCAGTGTGAAATCTTAATTTATAGTTTTCAAGCTCTCCAGACTTCTCTAGCTGTTCTAAATATAGAAATAGCAAGTCAGGCTTGTTATAAATTGTTATTGCTATAACATTCATTAATTAAAAAACTTGAGACTTTTTACAACCCCTTCAGAGGCTTTACCATCCCCATAAGGACATTTAGCATTCACTTGGTAATCATAAACTAAATCATTAAATATTTTATTTAGATCGGAAGGGCTTGGGCACATGAAACTATGAACACCTATACTCTCTTTCCTTTCCGTAGTCTTTCTGCATACTATTACTTTTTTGTTTAGAAAGGAAGCTTCTTCTTGAATTCCTCCGCTATCACTAATTATAAGTTTACAATTAGCTATTTCTTTGATCATTTGATCATACGAAAGAGGTTCAAGTATTTGAACGTTTTTTAAAAAAATTCTACATTCTTGGACTCTTGGGTTTGGGTGTAAGGGTATTTTAAATCGTAGATTTCTGTGCTGTTCTGCGAGTTTTGATATCTCTTGAAACCATTCTGGTAAACTATCATGATTTTCTCTTCTGTGCATTGTCACTAAAACAGTTTCGCCGTAATAAGAGTTTACGTTGAGTAAATTATCTAGAACAGTGTTTCCAACTGTAGTGATTGACCCGCTTACTTTCTCTTCTTTTAGACCTGTAGAATTTGCTGAAGTTGGGCAAAGGTTTACGGAGGCTATTCTAGATATCATTTGTCTGTAAGCTTCCTCTGGGAAAGGATTATCTAAATCGTAAGAACGAAGCCCCGCTTCTAGATGAATCACTTTTACCTTTCTATTGTAAGCCGCTAAAGCCACCGCATAAGCTGACGCCGTATCACCCTGAACTAAAACGTAGTCAAAATCTTCCCATTCTACATCACTAACAAGAATATTAGCTATTACTTCATTTAATCTATTATGATTACCTTCAGGAATACTAATCTCATAATCAAATTTATTTTGTTGTATTAAGTCAACATGCTGACCAGTAAATAAAGTATTATAAATTATTCCAGATTTTTCAAAAGCATTGAATAATGGCTTTATTTTTATCCATTCAGGTCTAGTGCCAAATGCAATTAGAATTTTCATTAAATATTTATTAATTTAAAACCCTTGCTCACGATGTCTTTTAAAGCTTGCCCAAAGTGAGTGCCGTGATAGTTAACTGAGATCGCGTGTTTATCTACTCCAAATTTATAAGCAAATTCTGGATTTGATCCCCACATTTCTAAGTCGTCTTGCGGATGAGGGGGAACGTAAGTAGCAAGCCCTAAATGCTTTTGTATGGCGTATGAAAAATACATATCTTCGCCGCACACCTTACTTTGTGGTTGGGGAGCTTCAGACCAAAAGGCTCCAAGCCATTCTCTTTTAAAAAACCAACTGTGACCAACTATGTCAACTTGTTCAGTCTTTTCATTTGGTTTGGCCCAACCATGTTGAGTATAGCTTTGATAGTCTAAATCGTTGAATATAACGCCGTTTGTGCCGAGTAGGCCATTATACTCCTCAATCGTATTTAAACAGCTCTCAAGCCATTTTGAACCTGGTATGGTATCATCATCAAACACGCATACATATTCTGTTTCGGCATTTAGTGCATAAGCGAATCTAGCCCAAACCCCAAAATTCTGATTGTTCATGCTAACTATACAGCTTTTCAATAAATCATAATCAAAAGGACATTCATTCGTAGCGCCATTTTGCCAAAACATAACGCTCGCAGGAGTTACAGTTTGCCTTTTGATAGATTCTATTTGAGCCTTTAACGCATGGGGTCTTCTAAATCCATTTAATATAACGGTAACATTTTTACTCATTTTTCCAGTTTTTCAAACAGTCTTCAACTGCTTCAATGCTAGCCTTGACTTTGAAGCCTGAATTTATTAATTTTGAATTATCCAAAACACAATTTGATCGTGGAGCTTTTACATCAATATTTTTATAAAATTCTTTTTCAGTTAAAATATCATAAGAATCAATAAGTTTGTATTCCTTTAATAACTCAGCAACTTGCTCGGTATTAACTGGATCAGTGTTTACGATATTATATATACCATAATCACATTTTTCTTTTGCTAAATGGATACAGGCTTGGACAAATTCTTTTCTATGACTAATAGAATTAACAGCGCCTAATAATTTTTCATAATTTTGTAATTTACTTAAGTAATTACGAGGACTATCAATATTATCGAAAGGTATCCTTAATCTTGCTATATAAGACTTTTCCCATGTAGATTCGATAATTGATTCAGCTATTGTTTTCGTGTTACTATAAAAGCTGCCTGTTATTTCAGAAAGAGCATGAAAGTTAGGCTCATCCTCTTCAGTGAAGCCCGCTCCATTATTATCACCAGTATAAATACACCCAGAAGAAATATGTAATAGAGTAGCGTTTGTTATCGAGCAAGCGGTGGCAACAGTCTTGGCTAATTCGACGTTGCCTTTATAACATTCGTCTTTATTATCTTCGCAAGCGTCTACATTGGGTTTGCCTGTATAACCTGCACAATTAATCAATACAGATATACCATTATTATCAATAAGCTCTGCTAAATCTTTTAAAGAATAATAATTATCTTTTTTTCTACTAAATTCTCTAAATGATACGTTTTGATCAATAAGCTCTTGAACAAAGGCTTGGCCTATATAACCTGATGCTCCTAATATTCCAATCATTTAACTTTTGTTTTTTTTCTTTTGGGTTTAGGATTGACTATTCTTACTCCCTCTTGGGCTAAAGTTTTGCAAGCATTAACATCTCGATGAAGCTGCGCGTCACAGCCGCCGCATTTAAACTTTTTGGTTGATATTGCTAGATTCTCATTCTTATGACCACAAACGTGGCAAATCTGAGTAGAAGCAAAATATTTATCTACCTGAGTAAATACCTTGCCTCTTCTATGAGATTTATATTTAATTTTATCTTTGAGAGCTCCCAATGAAGCGTCTAAGGTAGCACGATTCTGTAGTCTTTTTAATCCTTGGCCATTTTTAGCATATGAGCCGTTTTCATTTTTTATGGCTTGTTTTTTAGCTGACATTTGTTTTATGTCAAGAGACTCCATTACTACGTGAGAAATATTATCATCATTTGTAATTTGATGAGATATTTGATGTTGAAAGTTATCTCTAAGATTAGTAAGTTTTTCGTGAAGCTTATCGCACTTGTTTTTTGCTTTAAGCCAGTTTTTACCTCCGCATGTTTTTCGACTCATATTTCTGTCTAAGCGCTGTTTCTTGCGAAATATTGTTTTTAAAAATCTAGGATTATCAATAATTTCACCTTTATCATCAGATTTTCCTGTTGCCTTAGTAAGATAATTATCTCCTACCCCCAAGTCAATACCTAAAGTTTTATTAAGGGTTACTTTTTTTGGAGGCTCGGGAAAAGCCACGCTTTGCCTAAAGTTTATGGTGATAAAGTATTTGCCTGTTTTGGTGCGTTCGACGGTTGCGGTTTTTACTTCGCCGTCTATTATTCTGTGGGCTCTGAATTTTTGAGGAGCTTTCTTTAGTAGGGGAAATGTAACGGCGTTATTTTCAAAATCAACTTTAACACTGTCAAAAGTACAAGACTGTTTTGTCCATCTACCTTTAAATGAGGGTTTGCCCGTGTCACTTTGGCGTTTATCGAAAAACGCTTTCCATGCATCATCTAAATTTAAAGCTGTGTGGTAATATGGCTCACCCGAACATTCTTTAAGCCAAGGATACTCTTCTCTTAAAAATTTTATTTGTCTTTTAGCATTAACAATAGCTATCATTTTATTGGCTTGCTTGGGAACAGCTTCAACCATTTTTTTAGTTTTTTCGTCTTTGACCTTTTTAAGAAGACACCTTTCGGTTTCCAACTCATTGATTTCAGGACGTATTGTTTTTAAGATTTCTACTCCTTTATCATAGGGTAAAATTAATTCATCACGTAAACGTTTAAATTCAGAGGCATAAAATTTTTGTTGCTCTTCTGTGTCTCTGGGCAAAGAGCTTAAATAATCAATGTTTTGCTCTTTAGAATATTTGGAGACGGCTTCATAATAATCATTTTGAAAAGCTAAAAGCCAATTATAAATAAAGCGAGTATTACCAAAGCATTGATTTAAATATTTTTTACCTTTTTTATTGGGACGAAGGCGATATTTTACAGGAAGAGTCTCTTCTTTGATTTTAGTTTTCATAATTACTTATTTTTTAAATTTGAGAGGGGGAAGGTTTTACCCTCCCCCCTTGCTCTAGGACTTTTCTACTCTGCCTCGAATCAACTTTTGAGGGTTGATTGTTATGAGCCATATCTAGTAGACATAACTTTCTGTCCAACCGACAGTAGAGTGAACTTTCGTTCGACTAAAAATGATGATAGATAATTTTTGCTTTGGAGTAAAGAGGTTTTTTTATTTTTTACTGAAGCAATGTAGGAATGTTGTAATCCTTGAAATATGTATTAGTGCGAAACTAAAACTCAATAAGGAATACCATAATGTTGTGTTGTAGTCCTCGAAATATGTACCAGTGCGAAACATCGTTTCTTGGATAGGGGAATAAAGTACAGTGTTGCAGTCCTCTAAATCTTCACCAGTGCGAAACGTTGCATACCCAGCAACTTGGGCAGTTCTCGTGTTGCAGTCCTCTAAATCTTCACCAGTGCGAAACAGATAACCCTCCATCATGCCGTTCACGTAGTGTTGCAGTCCTCGAAATCTTCACCAGTGCGAAACAAAACATGTGAAAATGCAGGTGATCGCCATGTGTTGCAGTCCTCTAAATCTTCACCAGTGCGAAACTTCTTTCGGTTATTATCCATTATCTCGAAGTGTTGCAGTCCTCGAAATCTTCACCAGTGCGAAACAATACTTTCCTATTCTCGGACACCTTAAGTGTTGCAGTCCTCGAAATATGTACCAGTGCGAAACACGAACTAGTCGCAAAAGCTGACAAAGGTTTGTGTTGCAGTCCTCGAAATATGTACCAGTGCGAAACTGCCTACCTACAGAGCTAAGGATCTCAGGGTGTTGCAGTCCTCGAAATATGTACCAGTGCGAAACCCCCTTCCTTACTTATAAAGTTAGGACAGTGTGTTGTAGCCCTCGAAATTAGTACCAGTGCGAAACCCATTAGTGCCATTCATGTACTCATGAGCGTGTTGCAGTCCTCTAAATATGTACCAGTGCGAAACATGGATCAGATGGAATTATTCTACGATCGTGTTGTAGTCCTCGAAATCTTCACCAGTGCGAAACCGTCGCTCGGGCTTCTTCAAATTCTTTGATGTGTTGCAGTCCTCGAAATTAGTACCAGTGCGAAACCCCGATTGGTTCCAGAAGGAACACGCCAGGTGTTGCAGTCCTCGAAATCTTCACCAGTGCGAAACTAATAGTAGCATGGTAGGTTGGGAAATAATGTGTTGCAGTCCTCTAAATCTTCACCAGTGCGAAACAATCCTTGCGATTACACAACCACAATAACAGTGTTGCAGTCCTCTAAATCTTCACCAGTGCGAAACCTCAAAGCCTCAGGAGCGTCAATTGTGAGCGTGTTGCAGTCCTCGAAATCTTCACCAGTGCGAAACACTAGATGGGTTATAAATACAGCTACCATGTGTTGCAGTCCTCTAAATATGTACCAGTGCGAAACCTAAAGGGTCGGCGTTGGCGGGTATATTAGGTGTTGCAGTCCTCGAAATATGTACCAGTGCGAAACACTGTATCGGTGCTTTTGTAGGAAGCATAACGTGTTGCAGTCCTCGAAATCTTCACCAGTGCGAAACAGACGGAGCCACCTATTTTAACAGAATTCGTGTTGTAGTCCTCGAAATCTTCACCAGTGCGAAACTGTGATCTACAAAATCAACAATCGCCCGCGTGTTGCAGTCCTCGAAATCTTCACCAGTGCGAAACAGGACTTCTGTAAAATGTCAATGATCACGAAAGCCTTTCAAGATACTTTTTGTATTCTACATCAGGCATTTTCGATATAAGTGTTTGTAAATCTTTTTTGGAAAGAAGTCCAGCTTTATATGCAGCTTCTTCGGGGCATCCTATTTTAATTCCCTGACGTTGTTCTATCACCCTAACATACTCTCCTGCTTCATTCATACTGTGACACGTTCCAGCGTCAAGCCATGCACATCCGCGATTGATTTTGTAAACTTTTAAATTCTCACCTCTTAGGTACGTTTTTATCACATCAGTGATTTCTAGTTCTCCTCGCGCAGAGGGTTTTAAAGATGACGCAACTTTAACAACGGATTTATCAAATATATAAAGACCAGGAATGGCTAAATTCGTTTTTGGATTTTGTGGTTTTTCTTCGATTGAAATGGGCGCTCCACGTTTATTTAATTCTATAACGCCATATCTTTCGGGGTCATTTACTTCATACGCGAATATTGTACCGCCTTGAATAAAATTCTTAAAAGCTCTCGCGAATACAGAACTTCCATAAAAGAGATTGTCACCCAGCAAAAGTGAAATATTATCTTGACCAATGAAATCTCTTGCAATCGTAAAAGCTTGCGCTATACCTTTGGGTTGTGCCTGTTTCTTGTAAACTATTTTTGCTCCGAAACGAGAACCGTTACCGAGTGTTTGTTTAAAAGCGGGTAAATGTTCGGGGCTAGAAATAATACAAATCTCATTAATACCATTCTCTAAAAAAGTAGATAAAGAATAATATATTAATGGTTTGTCATAAATAGGGAGCAAACTCTTGGTTACGCCTAATGTCATAGGGTAAACTCTAGTTCCCTTACCTCCTGCTAATATTATTCCTTTCATATAGATTACTTAATCCATCTAGAAAGATTGTGCTGATTTTTAACGATATAATCAGGGAATGAATTGTCAATATCAACTTTGTGATATCTATAACCTTCTCTTGAAAGAGGGTCTTTATTCTCTTTGATATTATTAGAAATATTTTCCAACACTTCAGGAGTATTAAATTCAGTGTGGGCGTATGATTGGATTTTACTTTTAATAATTTCCTCTCCACCGAAAAAAGTAAAGTGCCAACCACCATCGTTAAAAATTGGTCCAGTTATAAGACTTCTATCTTCTGCGGGTTCTCTAATATTTTCAACGCTAGTATTTTTTAAGTATTTATAGGTTGCTGCTCTTGTACCAAACCATTGATCAGTTTCATAATTATTAAGATAGTATACATATCTTTTCTGTTGAAAGGTGAAATGAGTATTATGAGTTAACCATTCGTCTTTTTTTTCTATAATTTCTGGTTTTGGTATCTCATCCAAATCACTATTCAAAATTAAATCATCATCCTCAAAAATATCCAAATTCATTATAGAGTTTCTAGAATATGCTCCTGCTGCCCAAGGGTCCGAAATTGTATATGGAATATTTATAAAATTATGAATTATTTTTTTTTCCCATTTAGAAAATCTTTCTTTATTTTTTAAATATACACTTTCTTTAGGATTTCCAGAAAAAGTTTTGTTTCCATCGGTAATAATAAATTTATCAACACAAGGGTCAAGAATATTTAATCTAAGTTCGAGAAAATCTAATTCATCGTGAAAAATAAAACAATCGTAAGTTTTCATATATTATTCCTTTTATTCTGCTATTGGGTTAGTGTCGGGATGTACTTGACAAAAATAGTCTATATTTTGAGGTTGATCCTTAAATACTTCTACTTCTGTAAAAATTTTCAACTTCTTCAAATCTTCTGAATCAAAGTCGCCATATCTGTCTCCTATAAAATTTTGTTCA